GGAGCCACCGAACACACCAGCCACACCAAGCATGTGGAAGGGGTGCATCAGGATGTTGTGCTCAGCCTGGAACACCAGCATGTAGTTGAAGGTGCCGGAGATACCCAGGGGCATGGCGTCCGAGAAGCTTCCTTGGCCAAAGGGATAGACAAGGAATACAGCGGTAGTAGCCGCCACCGGGGCTGAGTATGCAACAAAGATCCAGGGCCTCATCCCTAGTCGATAGCTAAGTTCCCACTCCCGTCCCATGTAAGCATAGATGCCAATGAGGAAGTGGAATACTGTGAGCTGGAACGGTCCCCCGTTGTAGAGCCATTCATCAAGTGAATTAGCTTCCCAAATTGGGTAGAGGTGAAGTCCGATGGCATTGCTGCTCGGAACGACGGCTCCCGATATGATGTTGTTTCCATAAAGAAGACTCCCTGCTACGGGCTCTCGGATGCCATCAATATCGACAGGGGGAGCCGCGATGAATGCAATTACAAAGCAAATGGTGGCTGCTAGGAGACACGGAATCATCAGTGTTCCAAACCACCCAACATAAAGACGGTTATTGGTCGAAGTGACCCAGTTACAAAAAAGCTCCCAAGATGAATCCTGAGAGCGACGATCTGCGATAGTTGCAGTCATAATTGGAATTAGTTTAGTCGAGTTACTGTTACCCGTCCAACTCCAGAGGCAGTGAGACCGATAGCATCAGCCGCACCTTTACTGAGATCCAGATCCCTTCCATATGTGTAAGGACCCCGATCATTGACCGTCACCACAGCACACCGTTGATGGCATACACGTAGACGTGTACCAAACGGGAGTGACTTATGAGCAGCAGTAAGGCCGTTTTGATTGTATCGAGATCCACTCGCGGTTGTGTTCCCGTGAAAACCAGGACCATACCAAGAGCTAATCACCGACAGAGTAGTCAGAATAGGAATCATAATTAGATAGCGAAGGACTTGATATTGCTCACTCCTTCAGTCCGCCAACACACTCGCAGTATTGACGGAACTATCTTGTTGTTAATCAGTAGCGCTTCTTACCGCCACCGCCTTTGCAGCCTTTACCTTTAGCCATTTGATTTCTCCAATAATTAGTAGTTAAGTTCTGAACGTTCGAGCTTTGCATATACATCTTGACGATATGCGGGGTCTCGCTCATATCGTGGATCTGACATAGCAGATACCACTTCCGCTTGAGATCGGAACACATCACGGTTGTTTGCTGCCGGCTTACCTTTCAGTAGCTGACCTTCAATTCCATTGGCTTCTGTGTACCGTGCCTTGAGTGCGTGAACAGCAAAGTTGATTGCATTAAAGCTTCCTTCTGCCATCACACTGTCATACATATCAACCTCCTCGGGAGAGAGATTCTCCGAAGCCCAGGCAATCATTTCTTGGTAACCATCGTCACCACCTGCAATGTTCCTGATTGACTTCAGTTGACTCTCATTAAACTCCGGACCACTATTGCCAGATTCAACCTCAGAACGATACTTAATGTACTCAGCTGCTAGATCAGCAGAATCCATCTTCGACAGCTTTGCCTGAGTCTCCTTTGTCAGCTTTCCAGATACTGCCTCTTGCCAGAGCGTATCCAGAAATGCATCACCTGCTTCCGGTGTTTCACCTTCGCTTTGCGTGTCTTCAGATGCTGAAGTCTCTACCTGATTATCACTATTGCGAGAACCAAGCTTCGATTGCAATTCAACGTAAGCTTTCTCTAGCTCTTCAGCATCACGGAACTTACCAGCCAAGAGCTGTTGTTCTTTAGCGGCTTGCGCTTCGCCAATCGCTAGAGCCTCTTGTTCCGCTTCGTTAAATTCAGGTTGATCCACGGGGTTCGGATCATACGTCAGTGTTGCCATGTGCAGTGATTACTTTTAGGTTACCAAGACCAACCTTCGTTACATAGTTGGGTGAACGACCAAGGGTAGGAGTTCCAATCTTGGCCTTAGCTTTGTACTTATCCGGTTCAGGAGTCTCTACCTTAAGCACAGGCTTCTCTGATGGTGGATGCGGAACTTCCTTCATTGAACGAGGAGGTTCCATTTGAGTGGGTCTACGCCGGTTGTTCCGGCTGGGTGATTTGTCCGTCATTTATTTGAGGATTCTTGGATGGATCATTTACTGGTGCAGATGCCAACTGTCCAGCTTGCTTGGTAAGTTCCATTTGCTGTTGTTGTGCCATTGCTTGCTGCTGCTCTGCCTGGATATCTTGAGTGGACTTAACAAGATTCAGGACATCAATTCCTTGAGATGCTGCTAAACGCTTAATTACTTCCTCAGGATTGACATATGTCTGAATAGCATCAGGTCCCATCGTCTGAGCAATTGTCATCAGGAAGGAACCAAGGCTCTCTCGATCTTGCCCACGTCCCAATGCATTGATACCAGCGACAATGGTTGGCTTGACAATGTTTTTGGGAATACGTGGGATTTCACCAGTCTTCTGGAAGACATTCAGCTTCCGGTTCAAATAGGGAACAAGGAAGTCCACAGTCAGCATACTAAATAGTCCGCCAAGCTGTGACTCCAATTCCATTTGAGTCATCCGCACTTCTTCTGCAGTTGTTCGTTCAGACTGTCGTACATTTAAAATCAAGAATGCATCCGATAAACGACGCTCCAGTTGGAGAGCCATCTCATATGCAGTCCTAAAGTCTGCAGTCTTCCCAACCTGTACGACACCAATATCATCAGGTCGTCCCTGAACGATGGCACCGTTGCCTGCAGCGGCCAGTGTGGCCGGTTTGGTTGTGCTTGATGGCGACACAACAAAGACAACCTTTGCTGCTGCTGCAGAGCCTTCTACAAGTGCCTGGGATAGTGCTTCAAGGGAACGAAGGTCTCCGATAAATTCTTCGACCCTGCCCCTGCCGTACATCTCTCCATCAACCGTATTGAAGCGCAGTGCGATCCATGGATTTGCATCAAGTGGTGCCTTACCAAATGACTTCTCAATCACTACATCATCAACTTCTTGATGCCAGACGTAGCGATTGTTGTCACGTCGAACGTGTGTGTAGATATCAACCTCATCTTGATTGTTATGCTTGTCTGAGCCAACCTGATTCGGTTTGCGCTCTGGCAGCATATCCTCGATGAGTTTCCTTGAGACTCGCTCTTTGGTTACGATTTCAATGACGTTACCATCTCCATCTCGGTCCAACACATAGCGATTAAGTGGATACAACCTCAGCCCTTCTTTGCCCATGTAAATCAGTGCATTTCCTGCAACCACCAAATGCTTCAACGCTTGGTGCACAACGACTCGATCATCGCTGGCAGCAATCGATTCCATAATGGTTCTCTCGATCTTTGCAAAAGCAAGATCAAGTTCTGATTTAATACCGGGTCCGTACTCCTGACCAAGCATTGATTCATCCACTTGAAGCTTAAAGAAGCTTGTCTGTGGAGGAAGCAAAGCAAGCATGAGCTTTGCAGACAAAGTGACTACACCTTTAGCACCTACGGATTGCCAAGGTGTTGGCAGGATCCTGTTGCTTTTGTAGTCTTCTTCATCATCACGGATTAGGTAAGGCAACGTAAGCTCTGCTGCTCTACGTGCTGTGTGTAGGTATTGAGTGCGATGACCGTACAGTAAATCATACCTTTGTTTAGCCGACATTCAATCCCCCGCCAATACTAAGAGGACTCATGCCTTGCATCATCGACATCATCATCATGTTCCTCATGTAATCTCGCCGAGTCTGTGCACGGCGTCGTGCAGCACGAATTGCATCAGTTAGATAGGACTGTCCAAGTGCAGCAAACTGCAGTGGATCATTGATATCAAACTCAGAACTTACATCTTCAAAGGACTCCAGCGTTGGCATTGCAGCCATCGCGGGTTCTTCCATAGAAGTCATCAGTTGATCCAGAAAGTCTTGCACGTTCATTTGACCCTGGCCTGCAGGAGTCATGTTTGGTGCAGCTGTACCGGTTGGGCTACCCGTCGGCATGGCCGGTTCATTCGATACAGGGCGTGTATTCCTATTTGGCTGAGTGCCAGTTACAGGACCACGAGGCAAGACTGTCGATGTACTTCCCTTGCTACTGATAAACAACTTACTTCCCTTGTCTAGCTTAGGTGAGTTGTTAATCTTCTGGAGGATTGGGTTTCCAGAAAAGGGGTCATAGTTGATCTCTTGACCTTTTTGGGTAACAAACCTAGCCGCCTCTGGCAGCAGACTGTTCTCGGCTGTGTATTGATTGACTACCTTTGAGCCAATAGACAAACCTTTCTGTACGGCCTTTTCCAGAACCTGATCCTGCGACTTGCCAGTAACCCTGGAAATCCTTTGCAGTTCTTTCTGCGACAGCGTGTTCCCAGCAGCCAATACATTCTGCCCGAAACCTGCGTTCTTATCGAACTTGGGTGCCACTGTTGCTGGGGCATTCGCTGCTTGCTGAGCATTTGCACCAATCGTCAATCCTTGTGCAGCTGCTTGACTTTGGATTTGTTGTGGTGTCAGCCCACTTTGTATGGCTCTGTTAAATGCTTGCGCACCCAGCACACCAGGAGTTGAGTTGCCCCCAAGAAATGCTGCCAAGCTATTGGCATTCTGTGGAGCAGGGTTTATCTGTAGTTGTTGCAGTGCTCCTGCTCCAATGTTCAAGCCTTGTGCAGCTGCTTGGTTCCTGATCTGCTCAGCAGTTAAGCCACTCTCCAGAGCACGGTTTACTGCTTGAGCACCAAGTGATCCCTGTGTTGCGTTTGCACCTAAGAACTGATTTAGATTCTGTTGTGGAGCTTGTGCAGGCGCAGCATAATCACCAGCAGGAACTGTGTAGGCATCCCTACTTCCTGCGTTCATGATTAGTGGGATACCCTTCCTTGCAGCCGCAGCTCTAATTAGATCTAGTGTAGCGCTCATTGTCTTCTTCCGTAAGTTGATGTTGAATCCACTCGACCACAGAGCGCTGGCCTGAGCGGTACATTATTTGCGAGTGTGTATCATCCGGGTGGGGATTAACTTGTGGGAAGTTCTCCTCCAACTTCTGAAGGAGAACATTAAATTGCAAACCTGATGTCTCCAGCAGGTTAAGCATATTGTGGGAGGTTGGGGTTTGCATGTTCAAAGAAAGATGGCATTCTTGCTCGTTGCGTTTCGATCAATCCTTCCGCTTTTCCTGCATACATCAGACTGTCACTCTGGTCCAACCAGAATTGCTTGTCGAGATATTTATTGTCCGATTTCTTCAACGGCTGCATCACCCAATTAATGGTTGCCTTCCTGAGCTTATCCAGACTAGGAGACACAGTGAGGCCAAGCTCACGACATACCAGGCTATTCGTTGCAACATGAACTTGTTCATCTCTTGAGATATCAGCGCTTACTGTTCGCATTCCAGCGTCACCATTAAAGCGGAAGAATGGGAGTAGTACGAAGAAAATCGCACGCTCGGCAACCATTGCTTTGGCGACAGTGTGATCAGGATGCGAGACCCAAGCTTCCCGGAGGCGCATTGCTTCGGCTTCAGCTTTCTCGTCAACGCCGTAAGCGTTCGCGATGTAGCCGAGAGCCAAGTCGTGGTTTTCTTCGTCCTTGATATTGGACAGCAGTAGGTCGCGTGATAGCTCTGGAACTTCATTGGTTAGTGCATCTTGAATAAAATCCCCAACGGGGAGTTCCATATGCCGCAAAGCAAGGGCTCGGAAGATTGTTTCCTCTGAGCCTTCTTTGACAGCTCCGGCTGTGGTCTGAACAGGTGACCACTTACGTTTACGATTAAACAGTTTCTGATACGGGTTCATTACTCTCCACAATTACAATCAGGTACTGGATCATTTAGAAGCGCATCCAAGTAATCGTCAACTTCAGACTCATCCAGTGCAGCGTAGGCACTCGACTTGTCTTGTGTATCTCCCATCACTTGTAGCGAGTAGTAAAGGGAGGTTTGCGGAGATGCAAGCCACTCTTCAATAAAGGCTTCATCATATGTGATCACATCTGACCACGAGTTAAACGAATAGCCATGAAGAAGTCCCGTCTTATCAAGCATCTTTACGATGCCATTTGCCACACGGAAATAATCATCCCAACCAACTTCAGACGCGATCTCAACAGGACCATAGTCAAAGCTCTGGACGCCAAATGTTCCGCTGTCGCGATCCACTTGACGACCAATAGGAGGAGCAATCTCAGGGCAGGTTGTGTAACCATTAAGGTCTTTATACCTGTAGCTGCAAGATGCTGTAGGAGCAATGGCAAAGGCTCGATCCATATTGTTCAGCTTTGCAATTTCAGCAGCTGCTTGGATGCCTGCTGCCATCTCCTTGGCCAGAATGATTGCAGGTGTCGATTCATAGTTACGGAAGTCCTGACCAGTATTCAGCTTTTCTATTGCTTCCCCAAATTCACTGTAGCTGATTCCTTCCTGTCTCAGAAGGTTGGCAAGTCCCAGCATTCCGAGACCGACTTGGCGATCTGTCTCTGAAGGCAGGTATTCTCCGCTCTCTCCAACACCTGTCTTGCTGTGAAGTACGCACAATTCGGACATTCCGTAGACAAACGCACTTTGAATGTCATTGAGTTCGCACCCGCCGAGGTTGACATGTTGCAGTAGACAGGTTCCCCGGCTTGGGAGATAAACTTCCAGGCAAACGTTACCCCGGATTCGATTTCCATTTCGATCAACCTTAGTCTTGTTAAGCCAGATGTCACCTTTACGAATGCCATTTAGGAGTGCTGCCTTTGTATTTTCCGTGGCCTCTTGCCACCAGTAATCATTAATGTTGACGCAGCGCTTAATCCAAGGAAGCTCACTACGGCTAGCAGCAATGAACTCAAGCACATCAGGATGGTTGAGATCCAGATGACATACAACAGCTCCATTCTTGTAGATGCCTCCACGACGGAGCACTTCATTCAAGGTCGAATATATTTTGGCAAAGGACACTGGCCCGCTAGCCACCAACCCTTTGCCATTCTCAGCACCTTTTGGTCGCAGCTTAGATAGGTGTACAGCAACACCGGCACCGTAGCGAAGAGCATGTGAAACAAAGCGCCAAGATGCCTCAAGACCATTTGGTCCCTCCATTGTGTCTTCCACCACGAACACGGTGCAAGAAACGGGAAGTCGTGATGTTGGGTCGTCAATCCAAGATTGCACTCGCCCAGTTCGGGCAATCAGTTCTTTGGTGGTCGTAGACATTATTAAACGAGATCAGTAAGATTAGGTGGTTGATAGTTAGGGCCCTTCAATACCTTTCCATCATCACGGCGGATTGGTTGTCCATCATCCCCAAGCTTGGACATATTGCTTTCGTGTACTCGGTTGAGAGCTTCATCAAGATCCCAATCCAAGTTCTCTGCATATTGATAGCAGACATAAACTAGATCTGCTAATTCCTTCAGGCAGTCCGCAGCATTAATGCGGAGTCCCATAATCAATTGGTTCTCTGATTCCAAGAACTCTTTGAATTCTTCAACGATCAAACTCCGTTGCATAGTCCGTGAAGCTGGCGTCGTACTGTTCCTCACTTGGAAACCAGCCCTGAACTCCTTTGCTTGTTGACTGATGAAGGATTTCATGTTCGAGTTCATTCTGCAGATAATGGATGGCTTTAGTTAAATCAGATACCTTGCTGTCCTTGTATCCAGCTCGGCATATGTATTTGATTGCATTACCAAGATGGAAGTTCAATCCTTGATCTCGGATGAAGTCCCATGCTTGTATTGACCCTCGCCTGTAGTAGCTTGGGCCTTGGGTGTTGGAGTTGGCCATTTCTTTACAAGGTTTGCCAGTGAATTGCTTAAGACAAAGTTCTGATGCTGTAGAGCTAGAAACACAGTGATCACATCTTCAAGCTGTGTCTCTGGACTCCTTAATGCATTTTCAATTTGCTTTAGCTTGAACTGTTGCTCCATCGTCATTTCGACTATTGGAGCTGGGAGACCAAAGTCTTGGTTCTTGAATGGTGAAATCATAATCTTCCACTTGTAGGATCTTTGCTAGACGTGCATTCTTAATTGCATCATCTTCAGTGAGACCCTTTTCCAGGAAGGTCTCCAGAACGGTATTCCACGTTGCTCCTTTCTCAGTCAGCAGAGCGTCCGCTCTCTTGATTCCAATACTTGGTACACCGCTATACCCATCTGTTTGATCACCAGCCATTGTCTGGATCAAATGCCAGCGCTTTCCCTCTTCTTTTGTGATTGTGACGACTTCATTAGTAAGGTCGTACAAGTCACCTGGGATCTGCCGCATATCCTTGTCAGGACTACATATGATGTGCCCTTCTTCCTTTGTAGCGTATATGCCTATAGCATCGTCCGCTTCAAGGCCTGTCATCACGACTACGGGATATTCTTCCTTGAGCTTGTTGATGACCCTCTTGTAGCCGCACGGCTTCTTTCTGTTTCTATGTCCTTTATACGCTGGATCAATAGATTTGCGGAAGTTAACAGAATCAGAAAAGAACAGAACAGACTCATCGAAGCATCCAATGTCATT